AAAGCAGTTCCGTTGTGTCAAACGCCACAAATGGAATTGAACCACTCAGAGATTATCTGTCCATTAAAAAATCAAAGAAAGGACCTCTTAAGCAGATTGTTCCTCAATTCAATACATTGAAGAATAATTATACTCTCCTATGGGATATGAAGTCCAATCGTGGATACATTAATGTTGTTGCTGTGATGCAGAAATTCTTTGACCAAGCAATTTCTGGTAACTGGAGTTACAATCCAGAACAATATCCTGATAATGAAGTCCCAGTGTCCACCATGGCACAAGACTTTTTGACTACATATAAGTACGGTTGGAAAACCTCCTACTATCAGAATACTCATGATATGAAAAATGATGAGGTAGTAGAAGAACCCAAATCAAATTTAGATAATCTGTTAACCGAACTAGAACAAACCGAGGAGGGAGAGTGTGAATCCTGTGCAGTTTAAGGTGTCATCAGTGGAAGATGTGAAAACTAATGTTAAAGGCATGACAGTCTTTAACACTGAACAAGTTAATACTAAGAAGCAACCGATGTTTTTCGGCAAACCTCTGGGTGTCCAGAGATATGATTCCTACAAATATCCAGTATTTGATAAACTCACCACACAACAACTGGGATACTTCTGGCGTCCAGAAGAAGTTTCACTGCAAAAAGATCGTGGAGATTATCAAACACTTCGCCCTGAACAAAAGCATATCTATACAAGCAACCTCAAGTATCAGATTATGCTTGACTCCATACAAGGGCGTGGTCCTGGGATGGCTTTTATACCTTATTGCAGTCTACCCGAACTAGAGGCATGTATGGAGGTCTGGGGGTTCATGGAGATGATCCACAGTCGTTCCTACACATACATCATCAAGAACGTCTATTCAGACCCATCTGAAGTCTTTGACAAGATTGTTACTGACCCACGTATCCTAGAACGTGCTGCAAGCGTTACAGGGGCATATGATGACTTCATCAATAGTGCTCAAACTTGGGGCAATGGTAATATGTGGCAACAAGATTTTAGAGACTCACCTTCATCCAAATGGGAAATCAAAGATGTCAAACGGAAACTCTACAGAGCAGTTGCAAACGTTAACGTTCTTGAGGGTATTCGGTTTTACGTTAGCTTTGCTTGCAGTTTCGCCTTTGGTGAACTTAAACTCATGGAAGGGTCTGCAAAAATCATCTCCCTCATTGCAAGAGACGAAAATCAGCATTTAGCAATCACTCAAAACATTTTGAACAAATGGAGGAGCGGTGATGATCCTGAAATGAGACAAATCATGAAGGAAGAAGAAGAGTGGACTTATAAATTATTTGCTAATGCTGTTAATGAAGAGAAGCGTTGGGCAGATTATCTGTTTAAAGATGGTTCTATGATTGGATTGAATGACAAACTACTCCAACAATATGTTGAGTGGATTGCAAATCGTCGTTTAGTTGCAATAGGTCTGAAGAGACAGTATGATATCCCAGCTAAGAACAATCCACTCCCCTGGACACAGCACTGGATCTCTTCTAAGGGTCTTCAGGTAGCACCACAGGAGACTGAAGTGGAGTCTTATGTTGTTGGTGGGATCAAGCAAGATGTGAAAAAGGACACATTCAGTGGATTCCAACTCTGAAGCGTGCTTAAATAGGGGGACATGAGATTCCCCCTATGCCTAAGAATGAACTGAAGAAAGAAGAGTTTAAAAATCGCGTACTTCAATTAAAAAATGATGTGTACGAAGAACCTGATACCGTGTGGCAAGGGGATCGAGATATGGCACATAAATATCTTGACAAGGTGTTAAACATTATTGATGAGTATCGATATTGATTATGAAAATCCATGGATCTATTTGGAGAGACCTTTTACTAGTGACGATGTTCACGACTACTATGGTTTTGTTTATAACATTACCAATCTCACAAACCAACGACAATACATTGGGCGAAAGTATTTTTGGCAGCATCGAACGCCTAAAGGAAAAAAACGCAAAGTAAAATCAGAATCCGATTGGAAAAAGTATTATGGGTCTTGTCCAGAACTTAAAGAAGACATTGAACGATTGGGTAGACAAAATTTTAGTCGCACTATCCTGTCATTACATAAAACACCTGGCAAAACAAACTTTGAAGAAACAAAACAACTCTTCCTCAAAGGAGTCCTCACCGAATCCCTTGACACAGGGGGACCTGCATACTACAATGGCAACATCCTCAGCAGGTACTTCCGAAAAGATTATTATGATGGAGACTGAAGAAATTGTATCCGAAGTTCGTGAATGGGCAATTGGTAAGGTCCAAGAGTATAATGAAAAAGGAGTAGAAAGAATCTACGATTCATTTGCAATCATGGCAGAATTTGATGAATGGTTCGATCCGAAAGAAGATTTAGAAGTAGTATCACTTGACGAAATTACTCAACAGCAGTATGATGACTTTGTTGAACACTCAGACGGTATCGAAAGAGCGTAATCAACTGCGGTGACCTCCTTGGTAGTTCAGGGTTAGCGGCGATAGGAACTACCACCTGACTCAGTAGCTCAGCTGGATAGAGCAACTGCCTTCTAAGCAGTCGGTCATAGGTTCAAATCCTATCTGAGTCGCTGGGCATTGGGAGAGACCACCACCACCTCCTCTTCCATGTAAGGCCCACCTATGCGGAGTTAGTTCAGCGGTAGAACGCTATCCTTCCAAGTTAGATGTCGTCGGTTCGATTCCGATACTCCGCTTATCCCCTCTTTCCTCATGAAATCGTTATCTGAATATGAATTTGGTGCCAGACCTATCACAGGTGTAGGTCTTTTACTTCTCATTAGTGAGTTAGAGGGGTCCTATCAAAATCTCAAATATATGGGATTTGAGGAGGATATGAATGTTATAAAAGAAATAAAGACTAGATATTACAAACTTTATTTCAAAACAAAGAAAGAAGAAAACCTTAAGGGAGATTAGCTCAGAGGTAGAGCACCTGCTTTACACGCAGATTGTCACTGGTTCGATCCCAGTATCTCCCATTTACAGTCCTGGAGGACCATGATTACAGTAAGATGCAAAGAGTGTGGATCAGAACTAACAAGTACTAGCAAAGTTCAGTTTTGTGGATGTCCCAACCAAATGAGAGTCGTTGACAGTAAAGTTGGCGCTGTTGATTTGGATAAAGTCGTAATGGTTACTAACAATATAGAGAAAGAGATTGATAGTCACTTCTCTAGGACAGAACTTCTCTACCAAGAAGAACGTCGTAGACGTAAAGTACGTCGTATAGAATTTGAAGAGCGTTAGGAATTCCTAACTCTATTGATATAGTGTAGCATATTCCTATATTAAATAGTGTTGTAGACACTTTCTTTCTACCATGCATCCCGACGAATTTCAAAACTGGGCAACAATCAAAAAAGTTTTTGAGGAAAACGGCACAACAGACAACTATTTTTATGTTCGTGCTTGTGCTATAGTAGGAGGGCAACCTGATCCAATGAAGAATCTTACAAATGCCTCACAGGATGGATGAAATCATACCTGACCACCTTGTATCTAAAAAGGAGTGTCAGGAAATGATTGACAAAGCAATTGATAAGCATAACAAAACTGCCACTGTTATAAGTGCCATTCTTGGTGGGATACTCCTTGCGTTTTATTCGCATGGAGTTCTTTCTTTAGTTGGCAGAGTTTAAGATATGAGCACTTTGTTTGTATTTGCTTTCATAATGTTGCTTATTACTGGTATGGAGTTAACATGGCCAGGGAGGTATAAAGGTAAATGAATTCACTTGTTTTATTTGCATGTTTTTTACCAATAGGTATAATCTACATAGTAATGAAACTCGCCGTATGGGTTTCTGTCGTAAATGATGAAACCAATTATGTCAGAAAAGAACCTTTACGAAAACGAGGACCCTTTGTGGCAAACCCGTATGAAGACGTTGACGCAGAGGAAGATGAATATGGAGATAGCACAGACTATCGATGAAGCACTCTATGAATATTATGTTATAGAACGTGGTAAAGAAGTCCCTAATTGGAGGTATATCAAAGACCAAGATTGGTGGATAGATTATTTAAAAAGTTTAGGAATGGACCCAAGAAACCCATGAAAGTAGGATTAATCGGATTAGGAAGAGTTGGCGAGGGTATGTCTCGTCGTATGATTGCAAAAGGTATTGAAGTTTGGGGTTACAGTAGTACTAACTATGAGAATGCATGTGGACAATATGAAGCAGGATACCTTAGTGGGTGTGTAACTTCTCTAGAGTATCTTGTCCAAGCAGTTAAATCTGATGGTAAGAAGTTCACTAGTGCTGGTAGAATTCCTGGCATCTTTCAGATCACACTCCCAGAGCAAAAGGCAGAAGATATACTTGATGAGTTGCTACCATTGCTTGAGGAGGGCGATATTATTATTGATCATAGTACTAGTGACATAACAAAATGTCAGGAACTTGAGAAGTACTGCTCCAAGTTGGGTATATCATATATCTTCTCTGGGGTATACGGAGCATCTCATGCTATCAATGTGTGTTCAAAAGTTTTCCAATCTCTTTCACCAGGTAATGTTTGATGATTTTATGTATTGGACCAAGCACGATTGTCGGAACACTAACAACTGCAATACTTGGAGTTATGAGTCCAGATAGTGTTAAAACCTATGTTGGAGTCAATATAGAACCATATGATACTGAGCAGTTTGATTTAAATGAACCTTCTGGTTCCTTTGGTATTGAGTATGACATGCACACACATATAAGATTGTTTGCTGAACATCTTTCATCACCAATGCAGTGCGATGATCATCCTGGTATCAATCATGCAGGTGTAAAATTTTTAGCACCACTATCACAAGATCTTGCGGTGTATAGTGGTATATCTGTGAATAACTCAAAGTTTGATAGTAGAGATAACTTTGAAGGTCCTCTAGGATCTATTGGTATTGAGTATGGTAATGATTTAAAATTATTTGCTGAATACTTAAGTAGTATAAAAGAATTTGAAGGTGGTAGAACATCTCTAGGATTTAAGGTATTTTTCAAATGACTTTAGCACATGTCTTATTTTTCGGATCACTACCATTTATATGTGCCACCGCATATTTCGGGTACAGAAAAGGTGAAAATAACTATTATGAAACCGACGCCTACTCAGGAAATGGAACAGCGCATTAGAATGCGGTTTGCGTTTGCAATGTCCTCCTTCGGAAGGATGTTCCGACCTGATGGTATTACACTTGAGATGAGAGATCTTTGTAATCAATGGTCCAAGATTGAAGAGCAACCACCTCAAGGTGAGTTGTACCAAGTTGATCGTTACTTCCTAGAACTCTGGAAAAATAGAGAGAATACTTATGGGCAACATAGCACTTAAAGCAGCACACTTCGCATCTGCTACACTTAATAATCCTTTTGGGATTGGCATTCTAAGTCTCGCACTAGTTTTTGTGCCTATTATTGGTATGCATTTAGTTCATAAGAATGGATGGCAGCATTGGGCACCATTTGACAGCGGACATACCAAGTAGTATAATTCCATTATACATAATGCAACTATGAAATTTTATTCAGTGGAATACTGGCAGGAGAACTGGGAAGAACTCATGGATAGAGTTGAGGGCGGTGAGACAATAGGTGTAGAAAATAACAGGGGTGAAAGGGCAGTGATGGTGCCCGCTGATGATGAACTCATACGAATATACACAGAGCAAAACAACGAAGGATCCTGAGGGACTGTCGCATATTGGTTAATGCTCTCTGCTTATAACGGGGTAAACTGGGTTCAATTCCC